GTTCACCACCATATCCACTTGGTGGTGCCGTAGTTGGAATACTTGTCCCAGGAGTATATTCATATGTATTCTCATCCGCTTCTATTGTTACATTTGTTGCTCCACGAAAGGATACGCCTGATTGTGGAACAGTGATGCCAAGTGTATTTGCAGCTTTACTATTCATTTTTACTGTCATTCCGGTAATACCTTTAAAAGCAGTACCATCGATAGTTCCTATACTATTAGGAATTGTTATTGTTACAATATTTGTGTCACGGAATGCTTCGGCACCAATTGTTTCTAGACGTGAAAGAGCTATATTGTTAAATGAAACATCAGTTAAAGACGACTGTTCAAAAGCACCATCATAAATTATCTGTAGTTCAGCAGGAAGAATAACAGATGTTAGATTTGTATATTGAAAAGCAGCAATAAGAATTTCATATAACTGTGAATTATCTATATCATCAAAGGTTAATGTTGTAAGACCAGTTTTTTTAAAAGCATATTGTCCAATAGTATACACTCTCGCTGGAAGTGTGATGGATGATAAATTAGATTGATTTGCAAATGCTTGAGTTCCAATATTATTTAGTTTTGAATTAGCTATATCGGTAAAGGTTACAGTAGATAAACCTTCGCTTCCTGTTAGTGTCGTGTTGTCGGGTATAGCAAAAGCTTTTGAACTGATAGTCTTTAAACTAGGAGGTAAAGTAACAAATCTAAGTCCAGGACAATTAAGAAATGCTTCGTCGTAAATCTCTGTTATAATGCTAGGTGGGGTCGTCTGGAATACAAGCGATATATCATAACTTTGAGCAGTAATAAACCCTTCAAAACTTCCATTACGGTTCTGATAGCTACTCCCTACTACAGTATGATATTCGCTTACATTTTCAACTAATATTGTTGCTTCGTTATTATATCCAGGAGGAGGTATACCATTTGGAGCAGTTATCGATGGTTTATATGTATATATAGACATTATACAATATGGAAATAAAAAATATATATTTAAAATAATTATATATTTATTAAGATTTATGTATTGGGAATTACTTGTGGATAACCAGGTGCGGGAGGAGTAACAGCAGGAGGATTAACACGATAATTGGAACTTCTTTGTACTAAATTATCATAATTAGGATAATTAACAGTTGTTCCTTCAGCAGGATTGCCAGGATACCATGTTTGAGGAAGAAATCCCCACTGTTGAGCTTCTTGCCAAGTAAGAGGATTAATATTACATCCCGCACCTGCTTTTCCCGACGAGATAATATTGTTTCCCAGCGAGGATGATGAATTGTTAACTCTCCCTGGGAAAGGTTGACTGGAAGAAGGTGTGGGTAAACATTTTTTCTTTGCTACACCACCACTACTAATATATTGGCCATAACTGATAGCAGGTTGATTAAAATTTTTAGCATACGACATTTTAATATACTTTTTAGTTCCAATGTAATAAGAACAAGCATTTTTATTACCATTACAGCTATATATATAATCAGAATTTGCTGAATCAACGGTAGTTCCACATTGGCCATTATTTTGAACATTTTGAAAAACACAAGAACCGAACGCTTGTGTTAAATTCTTAATATAAGTTGCCTGGTCACCACTAAGTTGGTAACTATTATCATCAGGTTGGACCCAATAGTTAGGATAAGTTCCTTTGGTCCACTTATATTTTGTATCAATCATACCAGCCGTATTCATAGATGCTTTTTTGATAATAGTATTATCATTTGTGCAACAACTACCGGAATTTAAACCACCTCCTTGATTTCCAGTTTTATAATATTTACCCAGTCTACCACCGTGTCCAACAGCCTCTGTTCCTTTATAAGGTGTTCGGGTAGTATTGGATATCATTCTAAATTGACCAATACCTCCATGATTTCTAGTTCCTCCTACTAGTGAGAAACCATTTTCTCCTCTACCAGAAATGGGAGCAAATCTTCTATTATGACGGGATTTTTTTTTAAGAGTAGCAATTGACATATAAATTAACATTAGAAATTAAAAAATGATAAATTTCCTTTTAGATGGATTTATATTCAAACATTGAGAGATTGTAAAATAAAAATTATTCTCTTTATAAAGTTCTAATATTTCTTCAAAAGAGAGGAAATTCTTATCTGTTTCTTGTAAACAATGAAGAACAATAATACCTAAACTATAAAAAAATGAAGAATAATCTGTAGAGAATGGTATAGTATCGTTAATAATAAATTCAGGAGGTATAAATATATTTGATTTGTCGTATATTTGTGTAATTAAAATTTTTCCATTTTTAATCTCTAATAATTTATCAGAATTACAAAAAAAGAAATTATCGTTATTAACGACCATAATATCAGAAACATCCATAAAAGATATACTATAATTTCTCTCTTTAAAGAATTCAAGTTGTTGATATAGTGATCTCAATAAGTTGTTGGTAGTTACATTATTAAAGTTTACTTGGTTCATATATTCTTTTAAAGAGGATAGAGAGAAAATGGTTGAAAAATCGTTTTGATCTAATTGAAAGGATTCAATTAACATTAACATTTTTTCATCTTGATTAATATTATCAATAAAATATTTATTATTGTTTTGGTGTATATCTAAAGACCCAATAAGCATAATTAATATATACTTAAATATTTATATTAAAAAATGTGTTAATATAAATATTTTTAATTTGTTCTGCTTAGAGAACATTTCCAAAACCATGGATTATCATACACAATTTTAATAATATCTCCGTTTAAGAATTTATTTTTGAGTTGGGATGTTTTTTCATCATCATACCAGAAATCAAAATGAATAAATATTTTTTTAAATTTACCATCTCCTCCACAAGGGATGGAATCTATTTTTTTAATAAGCCCGATTTTTATTTTTTTTTGAAAGATATCAGAAATAGTTTGTGTAGATATATGTGCGAATACCCGAGGAATACAAATAGATGGAGAAATAATTTCAACATCATCTATTTGATATTGTGAACTTGAAGTGTTAATTGACATTAAGAATTGTTTTAATTATTAACTAATATAACAATTCAATTTTTTTATATTAATATAATTATAAAGTTGCTGTTTCCTGTAATAGATATATTTTTTATATGTATTAATTTAAATATAATAGAAATCGATAAATAGCTGTTAGGAAACAAGTGTATCTAACTACACCATATTAATGTATAAGTATTTTTTTAAATGGTTATTTTTAATACTTAATATATTATAAATTAAACAATATGAACACAAAACACGATTTGAATATATAGTTCTAGTAACAAAGAGAAAACAATACATACAATGAGTAGATTTGATAGTTTAAAAGGGAATACATTTACATCATCTAATAATCGACCAAGAGATGATAGGCGAAGAGATGATAGACCAAGAGATGATAGACCAAGAGATGATAGGCGAAGAGATGATAGACCAAGAAATGATAGAGTAGACGATAGAAATTTTTTCAAGGAAAAAAAAAAGAAGGAATTTTCCACAACTGAAGAAGATTTTCCCGATTTACTAAAACCAGTAGAAGGTAGCAAAGATAATGAAGGAAAACCAAAAGAAGAGTCAAAATGGTTAAAGGCAATTGAAAAACAGAATGAATCAGAGGTAGATAGTAGATTTATTATTAATCCAAATGATCCACACTATTGGAGAGGTGTTCAATGGACTGGACCTATGATGATGAGACAAAAAAAACCAACTAAAAGGTGGGACAGTTATTTTAATATGATTTCACAGAAAAAAGTATCAACAATAGTAATTCCACATTCTGGAACAGAATATAGTAGGGATGGAACCAATTGGCATAAAAGTTGGAATGATACATTTACACAAGAGCAATTACAGGCAATGGATGATGAAGAAAATGAAAAAATGCTTCACCAATGGAATATGTGTATAGAAGAAAATTACGAGAAGCAAAGATTAGAATCGGAACAATATTATTACGATACAGGAGAATTAGATGGGTTTGCCAAAGCGGAATTAGATAGAATAGAGTATGAAGAATACGCAAAACAATTTGAAATAGACGAAGAAGAAGTAGAAGAAGATGAAGAAGAGGAATATTTAGAAGATGATTAGTTAAATTTAAAAGGTAATAATATTTAAATTTAATAATGGAAGAAATAGATTTATTAGATACTAGTTGGATAGAATCTTACGAAGATGAAGAAAAATACTATACAATGTTTTATCCAGAAAGTAATAAAAGTATCAAGACAAACATACTGTATATCAATAAAGGAAAGGAATTAGAGAAAATAAAAGAAAGGAAATTAGAGTTATCTGAAGATAATATGTTAAAAAAAGACGATTTTTTAAAATTAATTAAAGATTCTCAAAAGAATGACGATAAGAAATACACTTTAATGAGCATTCTTGTATATAATTTAACTATTGAAAACAAAGAATTAAAAAATTTCTTATATAATTCAGATAATTACGATTTTATGACAAAATTGAAATACTTAGACGATTACGAGTTGTCATCGACTGTGAATTGTCTACAATGTGTAAATAATTTATATATTGTTTTAATGGAAGAGGAAAAAAAGAATAATAATAACAATACAAAAAGAGTAAGATTCAATGTATTACAATCAAAAACTAAAAGACGAAAGGCTAAATAAATGTATAAGTAAGGTATTTAAAGATATGTTAAATATATATATTACCATGGCAGCACTAGTATCAGCATTAGACACACAAACAAATATTCAATATGGAGAGAATAATCATATTGAATATAAATGGAGTAATGTCCAGCAAGAAAAGATACTGCAATTATCGTTTCAATTAGTAAGAACATCCGATGAAAATAGAAAAATTGAACTAGCTAATAAATTTATGGAGTGTTTTAAAGAAGGAGATGTAGAGAATAAAAAATTGATGTTGAAATTATTGGCACATACAAGAGATATTGAAAGTGGTAAGGGAGAATATAGTATCCCATATGTTATATTAAAAGAGTTGTATAAATATGACAATACATTAGGGGTAAATGTATTGAAAATCTTTGTTGGTTTAGAAAGTAACGAAAAACCAATTGGGTCATGGAAAGATGTAAAATATTTTTTAAATGAGTTATCAGCAGCACCAGTAGAAATAATGAAGATAGTTAATAGTCAGTTACGAGTAGATAATGATAATATGAAATTAAATAAAAACTGTTCATTGGTAGCTAAATGGATTCCTCGTGAAAAGAGTTCCAAATTTGGATGGATTAATAAAGAACTAGCAAAGGATTATTTTGAAGACTATGGTTCAAGTGAAAATGGATGGTGTGATAGTGCTGTGAGAAAGGCTAAAACACATTATAGAAAATTGGTAAGTTCTATAAATAAATACATTGATACTACACAAATTAAACAATGTAGTTCATCTTGGGGAAGTATTAATTTTGACAAGGTTACGAGTATCACGATGATGAAACAGAAAGGAGCGTTTTTAAATAATAAAAAGAAGGAATCTGTTGATAGAATTAATTGTCAAGAAAATATGTTAAAATATCTTCAAGATGTTAAGGATGGAAAAAGCGAAGTAAAAGGGAAAAAAACTAGTATGATCGATTTTATTAAACAGGCTCTTATTGTAAAGGATCCTGATGAAAGATTTTATATTAATGAATCTTGGAAAAATAATGGCAAAGATACAAAGAGTCTAGATAATATGATTGCTATGGTAGATACATCAGGGTCAATGGAAATGACAGAGAAAGGAAATCCTCTTTACAGTGCGATGGGTCTAGGAATTCGTATAAGCGAAAAATCAAAACTAGGCAAGAGAGTAATGACATTTAATTCTAGACCAGAATGGGTAAACTTGGAAGAATGTAAAGATTTTGTAGATGAAGTTATAAAAGTAAGAGATGCTGGATGGGGAATGAATACTGATTTTCACAAAGCTATGGATATGATTCTTGATGTCATTATAAAAAATAAAATTCCTGCCGAAGATGTTGAAAATATTGTTTTAACTGTATTGTCTGATATGCAGTTTGATTCGGCACCCACAAAATCATCACCATATAATTCTTCGGTAAGACAGATTCTATCAGATAAATTTCATGAAGCGGGTATGAGAGTATGTGGAAAAGGTTATAAAGTTCCTCATATCTTATTTTGGAATCTTAGAAGCTCGAATGGATTTCCTGAGTTATCTTATCAAGAAAATGTAACAATGTTATCAGGATATAGTCCAATGTTATTAAATTCATTTATAGAAGTTGGAATGACCGCATTAAAGGAGTTGACTCCATGGAATATGTTAGTAAAAATGTTAGAAAAAGAAAGATATAATGAGATTGGAGATTTACTTTAAAAAATTAATAAAAATAAAAATAATATTTATTAATTTTGTTGGAAAGAAATAAAACGATTTAAAAAATAATAAATGATTTATATAATGGAAAATTTAAATATTTTAAACACATTATTTGATATGAGTTTAAACGATATTAATAATAATAATCCCACAAGATTTGCCACAGCATTGAGAGATTTGGAATTATCACAACAGAGGCATTTATTCGGAAACTTTTTATTAAATAATCAAGATAATAATGATATTTTAAATACTTCTTTACATGAAGAAAACGCATATAAAAATGTGATTTCTGATGAAGGGAAAAAAGAATTAAAAAAAATCCAATATGATAGTGATATATGTGTAAACGATAAATGTCCAATAACACAAGACGAATTTAAAGAAGATGATGAGATAACAATATTACCATGTAAACATGGGTATGTTACCAAAGCAATAGAAATATGGTTAGAAACACAGTGTCCGGAATGTCCAATATGTCGTTTTAAATTAGATTCAAAAGAAATAAAAAATGAGAACTCTGATGATGAAAATGTTTCTATACACGCATCAAGAGTTCATTTTTTAGAATCATTAAATG